GAACCCAACACCTGAACCGAAATACGATTCAACACCGTCTCAGCCCCATACAAATTGTTTAACGAACGAATCGGAATATCAGTCACCCCAGTCCCACCCAACACCGCCACAGCCGTCCCAAACGAAGTTTGGATACGAGGATCAAACACCAGCATCCCATCACGAGACGCATAAAAACGGCCATTCTCCGAAACCTGCAAAGCCTGCAAAGCATCCAACACGTTCGCATTATCCTCATAAGCAACAGTCCCAACCGTTGCCAACCCAGTATTAATCTCACGCAACGCAGTCGACCAAGCCACCTCACTCCTCGACAAGATCGCATCAACCCGTTGAGAGGTGAGTTGCTGTGATGGGTTGAACCCGACAAGGTTGGTTTGCGCTAACTGTGCCAACGCATCAACAGCCAAAATCTGTGCCGTTGACAAGTTTGGCTCATCATATTCAATGTTCAAGTCATACACATAACCTTTGAACATCGCAGCTGTCCCAGCCGAACCACCATAAACCTCAATCGCACGACGAGGCGCAATACCCAAATCGCCCTGATACCAAGGTGACGCAGTATTCAACGGGTCAAACGACCTACCCGAAGCACGGTCATCAGCGAGGATAGATAGCGTTCCGGTGTTGAATGGTTCCAACTGGTTAGACCGTCCACGATTAATCGTGATGTTCTGAACATACTCAGTAATATCAATGAACTCTGTAGACCCATCGAGCACAGCGTTAGCGTCATCAAGTTCGCTGGTATCCAACACAAAATAGTTGGCAATAAAACCAACATCCAAATTGACCTTAAGGGTTTCCCCCCACAACGCCTGCTTAGCCATTAGAAAATAGAACCAATAGAACCAAACGAATATGACTGTCCAGTAAAGTTCGCATACTCTCGAAGATATTGGTCAATCTCCTGACCAACCTGAACCCCATTCGCACCCAACCCAGCATTCACCGTAATCTCAACCTTCGGGAACTCCCTGTTCGCCATACGCTCCTGAATACCAAACATCGGCTGACTAGCCATAATCTGTGCGGGAGTCTGCATACCCACAGGATTAGGAATACCAGTCACAGGATTAGAAACACCAGTAGCACCAGGCTGACCAGCACCAGCAGCAATCTTCGGATACTTCGCAGCCAACTCAGCAGCCTTCTCATTCGCATCATTCAAACGCTCCTGAGCCTCAGCCTCACGACCAATCGCATCAGCCAACCTATCCTCAGCATCAGTCTGACGTTTCTTAGCATCAGTCAAAACATCCGAGAACTTCGTATAAAAATCAGAACCGACAATCGCCCCATTGATAAGTTCATTCAAAGTGGACTGAGAAGTCACCAACTCATCAGTAGCCTCAGTCTGGTCATCAATAGCATCCTTGACAGCCAACTTCGCTTCAGCCAAATTAATCTCAGCTTCACGAATCGCCTGTGGAGTTGATTCAGGATCAGCACGAACCTCAGCAAGATTTTTCTCAGCATCAGAAACAGCAAAAATAGATTGTTCAACTTGATAACCAGCCCGCTCCACACCACGCTGAGCTTTCTCCAACTCCTTCTGAGCCTTCCTAGCCTCATCAGAATCAGCACCATAACCAGCAACAGCACGGTTCAGGTTCTCTTGAGCCTTAGATACATCAGACTTAGCCGTAGCCAAATCCACCTCAGCAGTCTTTGAATCCTTCTGCGCCTTGGTGAACGCACGTTGAGCAGAAGTACTCTTCTGCAAAGCATCCGTATATTCCTCAAGTTTTTCCTTAGCCGTCTTAACCGTCTTAGCTGCACCACCACCAGCAGACTGAGTGTTCTTCAAGTCCTCATTGAAACCTTTAGTTACATTAGAAGCAACTTTCAAAGTGCCACCAACTTCATCAAACTTCGCATTCACATCCTTGAGTTGTGAAGAGGTAAGACCCATCTGGGTTCCTAGTTTTTTGGTGTCAACAGTAATCTTAGGGATATTTGGGATGAGCGGTATCTTGTTAAATACATCAATCAGCGTGTTGACTACCGAGACAGCGACATTTGCCAACGCTGTTTTCATGTCATCAAACTTGGCAACGAAACCTTTGACCGAGTTGACTGCGATGTTGGCTAGACCTTTGACAAAACCTGCGAACAAATCAGGTAGTGCTGCGACAAGTGCGACGATTGCCCCACCAAGGCCAGCAATCAACTGACCGTTTACAGTTGCAATCCATTTAACAAATGAACCAGCCAAACGAGTTCCATAACCAAGCAAAGTAGGAATACCCTCAGACAGCACCCATTCACCAATAGTGCCAAGCAAGGTCACAAGTTGTGCAGGTAACTGACGTGCAGCTTTACCCACAAAACTTGCAAGCGAATCACCCAAGCGTTGAGCAGCAGACAAAATCTGTGGGATGCCTTTGTTCCATAACCAACTGTAAGCATCTCGAATCAAACCTGCAACAGCGTCAACAACCTTCGGAGCGGTTTCCTTAAACTTGGTAGCAATCAAATCAAAAGCACCAGACAAACCGCCTTCCTGTAATGCTTTACCAAAATTGCTAAACGCTGGAAGCACCTGCTGATTCACAAACGAAACAGCACCAAGGAAAGCTGGAATCAAAACAGAACCAACCTGAGCAGTCACATCCGACAACTGTGCTTTGAGGATTCGTTGTTGGTTTGCCAACCCACCGCTCGTCCGCTCAAAGTCTCCTTGAGCCAAAGTCGAGTCCTTCAAAATAAGTGCATACGCTGCCTGTGTTTTCGCTGTGATATCCAGCGCACCCTTACCTTTATAGAGACCCATGTTGCGAGCCTCTTCCTTCAAACGCACATCGTTAATCGCAACACCGTAACGCTTCAAAGGTTCAGTCTCACCAGACAAACCAGAACGCAAAGCAAGAATCGCATCATCAACCGTTGTGTTATTGAATGAAGCCAGGTCGGCAGCCAACCCGACAAGGGTTGTGCTCATTTCAGCAGCTTGAGTTTGACCTACACCGAACGCCTGGAAAAGGTTGCCATAAGTACCGGTAGCCTCAAGAGCAGCTTGCCTTGTGATACCAAAAGAAGTTGCAGATGACTTAGCGAAATCATTTACCTTCTTTGCAGAATCACCAAAAACAACATTTACCTTTGACTGTGATTCAGCCAGGTCTGAAGCCGACTGAACAGCCTTATAAGCAGCAGCACTAACAGCACCAAAAGCAGCAGTACCAGCAACAGCCATCGTCCTAAAGGACGGCATGATGCTCTTGAACTTTGAACCCAGGTTGGTATCAACCTGCTTACCTAGGGTTCCTAAATCATCACCAACCTTTTTGATGCCTTTGGTCGCACCGAGAATGTCAGAAATAAACTTAACAACGAACGTGCGCTCACCAGCCATACGCCGATTCTACTCAATAACAGACAACCCATTCACTAAGGCATTGAACTCATCCAACATCGCAGAATACAAAGCCTTCCCAGACAACCCATCCCAACGAGAAATATCTACAGGCGCACTCCACCAAGCCTCATCCAATATCTCTGCACCAGCACGACGCTGACGAGGTTGACGCACCTGGTTAGAGCGAGGCGACACAGGATTGACAACAGGTTCAACATCCAACCTGAACGACGAATCCAACAACACACCATGACCCTCATGGAACTCAAACGGCTGATCAGGTGCGTGTTGAGGGAGATAGAAAATACGTGCAGGGTCTTTCGTTTGTGGGTCACCAACCAACCCGATACGGTCATGCAACTCACCCCACACCACACGCCACAACGAAGCAGGCACCTTCTCCGCTAACGGCAAAACAAGGTGATAGTGAGGATCATCCAACCGATGCGAATAAGTCGAATACGCAAACCACTCCAACCCATCCAACCGTGCCTCATCAAACGCTTCACCGTCCATGTCCACAACCAACGCCTCAACAAACCTGACATTACGATTACCACGAGTCGCACCCAAGTCATACTCAACCGGAGACCACAACGCCCCAGCCTGCTTCACAGGGTTCTGCTCATGGAACGACAACAGTTCCTTCAACTGCTCCCAAGACGAAGCGAACCGCTTCGGATAAATTGACTTTGTGTTAGCAAATAAAACTGCCATAACCCCTCCTACCTAGAAGGGTACAGGAAACCCAGCCAAAGTCAAGCAGTATCTTTCAAGGTATTCAGCACCTTTTGGATAGCGTCCAAATACTCCCTAGCGATATTCTCTTTTTCCTTACGGACAGTAGGCCAAAAGAAATATCCGGAACGGTAACGATGGCGCAAGAACTGCCTAGTCTGAGGCGTAGCCCCACCACCAAACTCAGCACCAAAAAACACATCACCCCTAGTCACCTTGCGTTTACGTTTACGGTTCGGATATGACTTAGAAACAAACGCTGATTTGTGACTCAATGACACAGTAGGGATACGGTCATACCGTGCCTTCATCCCCTTCATAACTTCAGTAGCCTGCCTTGAACGGGTGACAGTCGCAGCTTCACCCTTGGCTTTATCAACCAAGTTTCTTGCTACATCCTGAGAAGCTTTACGCATCTCTTTGTCAAACCGTTCATCAGCCTTTGAAGCATCACGAAGAAACTTTGCAATACCAACAATCTCAACGGCATCATTACCGGTGGTGATTGTTACTTGTCCTGCTCTGCCAATTACTGCCATAGCAACAGACTACTTGCCTAGATGGATTGCTCTCCAACGCAAATAAGCAAACATGGTGAACAGCATTCGAGGTGATTCTGTCAGCAGTACTGAAGGAGCGATACCTGTCTCAACAGACAGGTACGCAATCATCCAATGTGCTGACTGGTCTCCAAAGGGACGATCACAGCTTCGTTAGCATCCCCAATCGCTAAAGACTCAATCTCGTTAATCCATGAATCAAAATCTAAACCCGTCTTCTTCTGACGATGTTCAGAATGCCAACCAATGTAAGCAAGGTCTGTGAGTGTTAGTTCTGCTTCAAACTTTGCAACACTTCGGTTGAACTTGTTTTCAAAAGCGATGAAGTCAGGGAACGCAGCAATAACTGTGCGAGTCTTCTGATCCAATGCCGATGTTACTTCTAACGCTATTTTCATTTTTCCTCCGCAGGGTTAAGGTTTACTTAGAAAAGATTATGCGCCAGTACCGGTCTTAGTTACTGCACCGTTGATTGGGTAGGTTACAGAGGCGGTAGCGAGATCGCCCACCGCACCTTGGATTGGTTGCCAAGTTAGGGGCAGAACGTCAAACGCATATTGTGGCGATGTGCTTGAAGCAGCAGCAGTACCGTTTGGCTTCACAGTCATCGGTACAGCAGTACCGTTAGCCCAAGCATCGTAGAACAACTTCTCAATCGTTGGGTAATCCTGATGCAACTCAAGAGTGATTGAGTTGTCTGCCAAACCTGCGATGCGGGTTACCGCACCACCTGAACCGAACGAAGTTGTAGCAACTTCCGCTTTTGACAGGTTTAGAGTTATGGATGCTACATAACTGGAAATGTCTGTTGCAGCTGTGCCGAAGGTGACCGCTACGTTTGTGAGAACTTGCTTTGCCATATTTGATACTCCTGCCTCACGGCACTCGAAGATTTACTAATAGAAACTATACACGCCAGCAGGACAGCAATTCAACAAACTAAGCGTACACCACCACACGGAAGTCAACCATCAAATAGGTCGCATCATTACCGTCCATCGTAGAGATATTCGAGGCAGACTCAACCAGCAAGTTCTGCACCACCCCACCCAACGACCTGTCCGCTTCCAACGCTGCACGAACCGAAGTCGTACCCTCATAAGACAAATACCCATCCAAAGCAGTCTGAGCTGTACGCTCCGCAGACCTACCCACACATACCGAGACAACGAAAATGTGGGTCACCAACCCGCCACGCATCGCCCCGTTGTAGGTAATTGAATCCAACATAGGCCAAGCAAAAGGCGCATTGATATTGTCAGGTTGCTGGGCGTAAGCCCGCAAGCCTGGGATCGTGGCTAAGGCGTTAGCGATACCAGTTTTGATATCGGTGACAGAGTAACTCATGCGAAAATCCGCATACGACGATACGGTTCAACCAACTGAGCCATATCAGGGTCAAGGTATCGAGACACACGGATAGCACCCAAATCACCAAACCCAGCCACACCCAAAGGCGAGTCATAGCGTTTGAAAATACGGGAAGCCTGAATGATCGTCGCCTGTGTTACCGGCTCAGGCACAGCAGGCCAACCAAACACAGCAGTCACCTGAACCAAAGCCTGCTCACCATAGTTCGCATTCACAGTCGGGAACAGATAATCACCAACAGCACGAATCTTGTCATAACTCCACGTCAACCCATCAAGGTTTCCGTTCAACGGTTCAAGCTGATAATCAGAAACCTTCCAAGTCACATCAAAAGTACCGTCAGCCTGCGACGAAGTTTTCAACGTGATAGCAGTCCCAGCGATGTCATCAATAGAACAGTAGAAAGAATCCTCAGCCTGATACACACGAGATGCCGTACCACTCTGCCAGAACTTGCGATTGCAATAACCATCAATGAGACGTGAAGCAGCCCCAACACAGTTGTCAATCAAATCGTCATCAAGGGTGTCAGCCGTCCCAATGCGGAGAGCTGCCTTAACTTGGTTGCGTGTGGCATAGCCATTCGTGATGGTCATAGTGTCCCGATTCTAGTTTATGTTTGCTACTCCACGATACTGAACACCCTCCAACGAATAGTTCACAAACGGGTTCAGGCTGTATGTTTGGCATGAATACACATCCCACAACCGTTGCTTCATCGCTCGCAAATGCATCTCATACAAACCCCAATACGTATCCCCAGCAGGATAACCATCCGTCCTGTCCTTACCGTTCAACTGACCACAATCAGCCCCAACCAACACAATGAACTTCGCCCCCATATGTGCTGCAAGGTGCATAGCCCCATGAATACTCGAAGACCCGATAGTCAACTGCCCTGACAACACAGGCCAATCCTTATCGTGCGGATCAAACGATGCACCAGGTCTACCAGTACGAGTACCGAACGTGGTCAGATTCCCAGCACAACCAGCGAACACCCCATCAGTACCATGCTCACGCTCAGGAGTAAACGCCCCAATACAATCCTCACGCTTCGCCTCATGCTGAGCGTCCTTGTGATAATGACTGAAACAGTAATAACCCTTCAACCCAAATACTGAGCCAACGAAATTAACTGCGATAGTTACCTTGTCGTCAAAGAAGTCTGGTGACAGATAGTCAAGTGTCGCACCTGAACCGAGAACATAAATGGTCTCGCCTTCGTGCAGATTCTCGTAGTCGTCCATCGGGTCGTATTCTCTTAGTCCCATCCGAGTTCCCTTCGTCGTGTTAAGTCCCAATGTCCGGCATCGGGTAAACCTGTCTGCCATCGCATGGTGTGAAGCGCAGCGTTTGATGCGAAGCTCTTAGCGTTGCGTTCGTTTAGTTCTGGTGCAGAGTTAATCGTAGAAGAATTGTCGTGAACTATCCCAGCATCCGAAGTCCAGAACTGTATGTTGACCCGCTTCGCACGTTCCTCAAAATCGTTGTCCTCGA